ACCTACATATTTGTCAGGGTTTTTTAGATTGAATTTACCTTGTGCAAAATGTGCCATCTTAAATTACTATATTTCTTTGATCAAATAATTGTGTAGGTGTAGTGCCGTCTTTGAAACCTAACGCACTTGTTTTTGATCTATTGAAATTTAAGATTTGGGCTACAATGATACTTAGCTGTACATCAGTAACGCCTTTAAGAGTATCTAATAATTCCTGTACATTTAAGTTATCAATTTCTGCTTGTTGTAAAAGTACTGACGCAGTGTTAATTGCACTAGTTTTTTCAAATCCTCGTTTTAAAAAATATCCAATAACAGCATCAACTTCGCTAGGATTATAACTTATTTCTTTTTGGAAATAATTGTCAAAGAATTTTTTTGTAAGTTCTGCAGATTCTGCTGTTCTTAAATCTGAATTTGCCATCTTGATATCCTATAGTTTGTCTAGTGCATTGGACGCAACTTGTGATAATTTTGCATCACCTGATTGAATCTTATTAATAGCTTGGGCAGCGTATGATGCTCGTTGTCCTGCACTTGCACTGTTATACTCAGAAAGCGTTACATTTCCTAAACCGCCGCTATTAATTATTGCAGGCATAACTTGAGCCTGTGTTGCAGGATCGCTTAGACTATTTGCTATTGATTCAGCAGATAGTATTCTTGAATTAGATACATTTGTTGATGTTGAACTAGAAGATATGTTTTGTCCGTCTACTACAGGTATTTTATCTTGTGTTAACACATTTGTAATAACCCCGCCTAATATACCTACTCCAACTTCTTTTAAAATATTATTTGAACCTTTTGATTTATTTCCAAATGCTTTATTAAGTAATGCAGATGTGCCTAACCCAATAAGAGACGGAATTAATGAGCCTCCTCCTGTTCCGCTTAACAAAGAATTATCTATCATACCTAACGGACTCGGTTCTACATCGTAACCAACACCTGATTCAGCAAATCCTGGAGGTGTATCTCCTGCTACTGACCCGTTGCTATATAAAACACTTTCGTAAGCAACAGTCATTGATGCTTGATTAAAATCAGTACTTGAACTATCAACAAGTCCATGATCCCATGCACTTAGAAGTGGATTAACTAGTGTATATGCAAACCATTCTCTTCTAGCTAATTGATAAATTGTAATATATTTAAAAAATGGATTATACTTTTTATTGTTTAAACCGTAATTTGGAACTTTTGCAAAGTATTTGTCTCTAGCCTGATAAGCACCGTCTGTTCCACTGAGTGTTTTATTTCCATCTGCAAAATAATATTGATAATATTCTTGCAACATAGATCTAACAGCACCTAAATTGTCATCATGTAAACTTATTCTTACATCTTGGTAATCTAATCTAGTTTGTATATTCTTTTTTCTATTATATTGTTGTTTGTTTTCTACTGATGCTCTGAAGCTAGGTAAGTCTGCACTCTTTACCATAATTCCTAGTTCTTTTTGAAAATTAAAACTATTTGAAGTAGCGCCATTACCTACTTCGGGATTTGGTACAAACACCACATGATACATATATTGCGCTTTTGGCGCAAATGTAAAATTATTTTGGGTATAAATTTGATGAGCATGTCTAGCATCTCTCAAATGTGTACCTGATGTTAAATTAAATGTAAAAAGGTCCTTTAAACTCATAATAATATTTATCTGTTCTGTAAAGTGTGTAGATAATAAAAAAGCGAGAGCTAATAAAAGCCCTCGCTTTGTTGTTTAAAATACCAATCCTAAAAAGTATTAGCCAGTAACTGTAGTACCGCCAATTGCAGCAACAGTTGCTCTTGCTACTGATTCGCCAATACCTTCGAATGCATCATCTGCACCAAATTGGATAGCATTATCATAACGTATAGTTAATGCTACTGTAACTGCATCACTTGTAGCATATGCTAGTGTGTTGTAGTTAGCTGACTCAATATAGCATCCAACTAATTGGAAACGGTCAATTACGTTTGCACCTTCTGCACCGTTACCACCATCTAGAATTTCAATTCTAGTTTGGAACTTGTAAGACCCACTTGATACTGCACTTGACTGTTCGAAGAAATCGAATTGTCTTTGTAGTTGCTGTCCAACAATTTTTTGTACATTGTTGTTTGCATCTTCACGCAATGTAAGTGTGATTGGTTCCCAAGTATGCTTACCTGCAAGATATGTTCTTGAGTTGTAAGCGTCGATTGTCATTTGTTCAAAAGTTAGGTTTGGACGAGTTACGTCTACAACCTGTCTTGAAATTTCTCTAGTTCCATCAGGACCACCAGTTGTACCAAAGTTGTCAAGTAGCACTCTAAAGCGATACTGTAGTTTTGGCATTAATAGCGAACTGTTAGAACCACCACCTTCTGTAGGTATACTAATATTTTGTAATGTTGTGATTGGCATTTTTTAATCTCCTATACACATGTATTTATGCTATAATGAGTGGAGTGTTTCATCCACTCATTAAGTGCGCATATTAACCTAGTGCTGCAATCTCTCCTGTGTTCTTGATACGCAATGGAATGTAAATAAATTCAATTGCTTTAACTGGCTCAATTGCAATATCGATCCAAAGCTCATTACGGTCAATTCTACTTGGTGTGTTGTTTGATTCATCACACACAACTAGGAAGTCGTATAGTGCTCTTAGAGCTACAAGTTCTAGCAATAGTGCGTCAGCTGCTGCTTTGATTTGATCACGTGTGATCTTATCATTTGGTTCAAACAAGTATGGTTTTGCTAGTAGTTCTAGCTGACCACGTAAGTAAACAACCAAACGTGCAACATTGACTCTGTCTAATGCACTTGCATTTCTTGCACGAGTTTTTTGTCCAAATACAGTTAACCCTGCTCCACTTAAGAATGTAATTGGGTTAATGCTGTTGCTATACAACGTATCACGCTGTCCAGTGTTTAGTGCTACTGAAACAAATTCGCCTTCTGAGTTAATGTAACCAGATGCTGTTGCGTTTGTAACACCGCCACGTCTTGTACCTGCTGGAGCAAACCAGGGGAATGCCACTTGGTCGTTAAGTACAATAGTGCGTAGTGCCATGTAGCTTGGTGGAACAACAATGTTGTTACCAAAGTTATCACTTGTATAACCTGCACCATAATACATTGCCATGTACTCATCAAAGCTAACTGCACCGTTGTCGTTATCTTCAACTGCTAGTCTAACGTTAGTTGCCCACTCATTTAATGAAGTTGCATCTGGTGTTAAACGGAATGGTGTATCACCTACAACAAATGCTGTTAAACGTCTATCGTAGTTTAGTGTAATCATTTCACCGATTAGTTCTGGATAACCTGGTGTAGCAATCAAGTTAAACTGACGTGATTCTTCGTCACGAATGTCTTGGTTACTATTTACAGTTGCTTGTAATGCCTGTACTACTGATTTACGTTGTGCATGACGTCCAAATGTACCTGAACCGTCTTCATTGTTTCCTGAGTCAGTAACCCAACGGTGTGGATATTCTCCATCCATTGCTGCATCGTTTTGACGAATGTTGTCGCCGTCAACGTCTACATAGTTACGCTCAAAACGCTTAACGTTAAATCCGCTTCTACGTAGGTTCCATAGCAACATACCTTTTGGATATAGTGCTGGATCTGGAGCATCGAAGTCTAAGTAATCACTTACTAGTAGTTCTTCAATAGTTGCATCTGGCGCAACTGATGTTGTACCGCCTGAATCACCTGCTCTTGCATCTGCAAACAAAATACCATTTTCTGTAGTTTGGTCTGTTTTGTCTAGTAATACCCAATTACCTAAGTCTGCATTGTATCTGTAGACTGCTGGATAATCTTCAACATCTGCTGTGCTAACCCAAATATCGCCTGTAACAAATGCTAATGCACCGTCTGGACGTTCTGTAGGCTGTGTAGCACTTACAATTGGACCGCCTGTATCAGTGCCTGTATAAGGACTTGCTACATCGCTACCATTGCCGCTAGGATTAGAACCATCATATGCTAGTCCAACCCAGCTATCGCCGTTGTGTACTAGAATGTCTACTTCATCTACTACTGAATTATACCATAAACGACCATGAGCTGCAAGACTTAACGGCTCGTCTTCTGCTGCTGTGTATGTTAGTGGTTTCCAGTTTGAAGCAGTGTATTCTGCTGGAATTGTAGTATTGTCTGTACCGGCTGTAAAATATAAGTTAGCTGTATCATCTGTAAAGCCTGCTGTTGTTAAGCCGCCAGTTGTGTCAACTACTCTAATTTCACCGCCTAGTTTGTGACTAATTACCACACGGTTTTGTGAATCAACTAGTGCTACTACATTTTTCATTCCAGCTGCGTTAATAGCTGCTGCAATTGCTTCTGCATCTCCAGTTGCTGCACCTGTTACATCAAAACTTACAGTTGTTGCAGATGTTAAAGAACTACTGTTTACAACTGTTTCTTGAATAGTAAATGTATGTGTTGCTGCGCCGCCATATGTAGTTGCAAGAATCTTGCTACTTGTTACTGTTGTTGCGCCTGATGATGCTCTTGAGAACAATTTGTAGTTAGCAATTGGATTAGCTGCTTCGTCTGAGTTTACGTGTGCGTAAACACTTCCAGCAGCAATATTTAATCCGCCGCCTGATTTATCTAAACTATAAATTGCGCCAGCTGCTGTTGCATATAATGGAGCATCAATTTTGTTCCATAATGCTGTACCTGCTGCATATTGTTTTACGTTTAATTTAGCACCACCATTTGGTTCTGTTGTTTTAACCCAAATAGACCCTGTTGGTTTGTTGCTTACGTCTTGTGGAACTCCTGCTACTGCATCGCTAATTTTAAATGCAGGAACACTTGTATGTGGTGCAACTGCAACTGCTGGTGGATAGTAATCACCTGCTACTAAACCTAAGTCTGCTAGTGCAGTTCCTGTGCCTGCTGCAATTACTGCTTTGCCACTGGCTGCTGTAGAATCTACATAAATTTCTACGTAGTCACCTACTACGGCTGCTGTAACACCTGTAATATTTGCTGTGTCAATATCAGCTGGAAGTGTAGCAACTGTATTACCTGTTAAGTTAACAGTTGATCCGTTAATTACAATAGTTTCGCCACCTTGTACAGTTGAAACTGCTGTGTTTGATGTAGTAACTGCTGCCCAGCTTGCCATCCACTCATCGCTGCCAACTTGTACCCATGTACCAACATTGTTTCCTCTGTTTGCTACGTTACCGTAACCTGGTGTTTTATACCATAAATTGTTTGTAGTTTGTGAAGCATCAATTAAGTATTCACCAATTGCACCAATTGATGCTTTTGGAACACTGTTTGATAAATCTTCGCTTGACGTAATTACTGTTACATCTTGTGATGTAAATGATTGTCCGCCTGTTGTTGTTGGTGCGCCGCCATTCCATTCTAGTACGCCCCATTCGCTTACTTGTGTATCTAGCCACCAAGCACCGTCTGCTGGAGCACCTCCTGGTGCAGTTGCGCTTGCTTCTAGCTCTGCTAAATCAATGTCGGCTCTAACAACATACGCACGGTTTGAAACGCCTAGTAGTGAATAAGCAGTTTGTAAGCCATATTCATTAAGCTCGCCTCCGTGTATCATATTGCCGTTGTTATCTGAGTAGAACAACGCATCGCCGAATGTCTCACCTAGCTCTCGCTGGCTGGTGATTAGGTATGGTTTACCAGCGTTTGCTTTTAATGTACCTGCTGCTGTTCCTGCGCCGCTGCTTGAAGTTTTATTCGTTGCAGTAGCTACAAAAACCATAGGTACAGTACCAGCCGCCGCCGGGGTGTAGAATGATTCGTCAATTACTTTGACTTCTACTCCTGGTGATACTAATGCCATGTTAATTCTCCTGTGGATGTTAGTTTTCTATAACAGTATTTATTAAATTCAGAATAAATCACCCGTGTAATCACCTTAAAAAAGGTACCAAAAAGGTGAGCTAAATACAATATGAGACCATTGTGTAAGTGCGGAGAACGTCCTGCTGCTATAAATTATAAAAAAGGAAATAAAACCTATTATCGTAAACTTTGCGAAGTTTGTTTACGTAATGGATTAGGACATGGTATTCCTAAATGGCAACAACGTGGATACGAAAAAAAGGACGTCTGCGAGAAGTGTGGATACAAGTCAAGTCACCAAGAACAATTTAATGTGTTTCATATAGATGGTGACTTAAACAACTGTCGTCCTAATAATTTAAAAACTATTTGTGCTAACTGCCAACGTATTCTGCAAAAAAATGGTGTCCGGTGGAAGCAGGGAGACTTAACCCCTGATTTTTAAAAATAGTGCGCATAAGCATTGCTACGTTCTTTTCTAATCTTAGCAAGTCGCCATTATTGTCAATAGTGTAATCACACATCCATTGCTCAATACTCATTGAGCCAGGATCTTCTGTAGGCAAGTGATCAGTACGATCTACCCAAATTGCATAATCAAATATTTCTTCGTTTTGCATAGCAAAAAATTCACGCTTGTTACGTAGTCCACAATAGATATCGTTTTGTGCAAACAAATTACGTCCAAGGCGTGCTAAATCATCTTTACAGTAATCGTGTATCATGTTGTACCATTCTGTGCGATGATTATGACGATCTGCATAACACTCTTCTTCGTTAGCATACCCGTACTTGTCTTTTAAATCATTGAATATAAAAAGTTCTGAACAGAACTTAGAGCTTGATTGAAATGTGTAGCCATACTTTTCGAGCATTTCACAAACAGTATCTTTGCCGTGTCTGCCATGTCCAACTACAAGTAGTTTAGGTAACATATAGAACTCCTATTATTTCTATATATTATAGCAGATTAAAAAAGTTTGTCAACCAATTAAAAATCCGTAGCCTGTGCCACCGCCTACTGCTTGAGATACTTCTGTATCAAGTTTATCCATTTCGGCTTGTGCTTCGGCTTTTAATGCATCTCCGTTTAGTGTTGATCCACCTTGTGGTCCTGCAATAGTAGCAAATTTTGAACGTGCTTCGCCTAGCATATATTTACAAGATGCTAAAGTATAGTCTTTAATCCACTGCTTTGCAAGATAATCGTTTAGTAGCTCGCCATCAGGGCGATAGTTGTAGCAATAAAGGAGTAATTCTTCTTCTGCTCTAGGACGTTGCAATAGTGTTAATTTTTTGCTTGTGGTATTCCATTTAAATTCAATAAATGAACCAAACATACGTCCTACTAACTCTTGATGCTGTGCAAATAAATCATAAGTTGCTAATCCGCCCATTTTAGAACTAGATAACAAATATGTGTTTGTATAAGCTAAATTAAAAGGTTCAAATAAACTGCCACCATCTCCGCCGCCTGTTCTAGAACCTATACTTCTACGGAATAACTTACGAACTTCAATAACTTCATTTGGCAAAATATATTCGTTTTGATCTACTACCGTTGTTAAAAACATATATGATTCTTCAACTGAATTGTCACTACGTTGTCTAAAACGTGTAAGTGCCTTTGTTAGTGCGGTTTCATAGTGGATTGGATCAAGTTCTACATCGATCATACCGCCGCCAAGCATGGCATTTACATAATCAAACACTTCTTGTTTTTGAGTTGCTAAATCTGTCATTTAAAAGTTCTCCATAGTATTTATCGTCGCGATAAATATGTATATGCCAAGACTATCATTATATAAACCAGAGCGCGGCAACGATTATCATTTCCTGGATAAACAAATTCAGGAGATGTTTACGGTTGGCGGTACAGACATTAATGTCCACAAATACATAGGACCTAACAATCCTGCAGACGGCGAAGGAACTGCTGATCAGCCAACATACGATGCTGTTGCAGAAACAAACATACAAGATTTACTGTTTTTAGAAAACAGAGACAGAAAGTATGATCCAGACGTTTATACAATGCGTGGGATTTATAATGTACAAGACATTGATTTTGATCTAAGTCAATTTGGTTTATTTTTAAGTAATGATACAGTGTTTATGACTATACATATAAATTCTAGTGTAAAAACACTTGGCCGAAAAATTATGAGTGGTGATGTAATAGAATTGCCACACTTAAAAGACGAATACGCACTTAATGATTACACTATAGCATTAAAACGTTTTTATGTTGTTGAAGATGTAAATCGTGCAGCAGAAGGTTTTTCACAAACTTGGTATCCGCATTTATATAGACTTAAACTAAAACAAATAGTAGATAGTCAAGAGTTTTCTGAAATACTTGACCTTCCTGCAGAAGAAGGCAGCGATAATACGCTTCGTGATATTCTTTCTACATACGAAAAAGAAATGCAAATTAACAATGCTGTTGTTGCACAAGCAGAAGCAGATTCACCTAAGTCAGGATTTGAAACTAGTCACTATTATACTGTAGCAACTAACGAAAACGGTACGGCTGCTTTACGTACAGCAGACAG